ATCAGGGAGTGTAAAATTTTCTAGAAATTTAAAATACAATAATCTGGTTGTACTTCTAATGAAATTTCTTGAGCAGCACTGTCATCATCCCAACTATAATCCCCAAAGTTAGCTGATGTTATCATTGCGCCTTTAATTATCCATTCAGATACTATATCACCTACTGGTCCTAGTACATTAAATGTTAAATCTTTTTTATAAAAATCGGAATATCCATCTCTACCCGTTACTGATTCATGATGTAATCTAACCCACTCCATCACTGCTTGTGCTCCTGATGGTGTAATAGGATCAAATAATGTCATTGAAATTGGTCCCCAAGTTGTTTTTCCTTTTACAAATCTTTGAACATTTATATGATTTAATGGAATTGCTTCTTGTGCTAAGTTAACAGCTCCTACTGCTTTTATTTGGTAGGATTGCATACCTTCAACACTCATAAAAAACCTATTCTTTTGTTTTGGTTCAAATGCTGTAAAAAATATTTCCGATGATTGTAATACTGCCATTTTATTATTTTATTTTATTTTATTATAAATATCTAATTTTTTAATTTTTATGCTGGAAATGTTGCTCCAGTTGGTAAAACATTGAAATCTAGAATTATGAATTCAGCTGTTTTAGTTGGTTGTAAAAATATTTGACCAACTAATTGATTTCTATCAATTACTGCTGGTGTATTATTTGTATCATCCATTACAACTTTAAATGCATATAATCCTTGTCTTTGTTGTACTGACTCTAAATAAGGGTTAACTTGTGATAAGAAGTTATTTCTTGTAATTATTGTATTTTGTTCAAATACTAAATTATCTGAAACTTGTCCTATAAAGCTCTTAAGAGCAATCATTAATCTTCTTACATTTACTCTATCTAAAGCACTTGATTTTTTCTGTAGTGTTTTTTGTCCAAATACTACAACACCTTGTCCAGGGAATGTAGCTATTGGGTTAACATTAGATTCATATAATGTATCTCTGTTACTTACTGTTAATCTTCTTTCAGCTCTAATAACTTGTCCTAATCCACCTCTTGTTATACCCGCTGGTGCGAACCATGGATCACTTGAAGCATCTGTAAAGGCATAAACTCCTGGTATCATTGTTGAAGCTGGTACCCAAACCATTTCTGCTGTATTAGTATCAATCGTTTGAACCCAAGGCCAATATGCTGCTGCATATGAACTATCGAATGCTGCTGCTTGAGTTGTTACTGTAGCTAAAGCTGTATCATAATTTACTAAATCTACTATAAAAATACTGTCCCCTCTTGCTATTGTATTAGATACTGCATTAGCAATTGGTGTTGCACCTGTTAATCCATTTGCATTAATTAACCCTGGTGCTGATAATACATTAAATTTATAATCATCTGTGTTAGCCATTAATCCTACTGCTGTTGCATAATTTGCTCCTTCTAATCCTTGACTATCTGTATTATCGATATCATCATAAAAATTCATTTTTCGTGGTACTCCAATATCAGGAATATTTGATCCCGCTCCACCATCTAGTGATGATGATTGTGGGGCATCTGGTAAACTTGCTGTAAAAATATCTTTAGCAACACCTGCATTATTAAAATAATCTGGTGTTAAATTATTAACAGCACTTACTCTTACGTAAGCTGAAGCATTTGGATAATTACCTGTTTCTTTTATGTAAAAATCACTACCATCAGTTGCTACTGATTTATCCATATCTCCTATTACTTTTGAAATAAAGTTAGGTGAATTTGGATCTAGTGATAAATTGTTATACGATTCTAATACTATTTTTTGATTTGCATCATCATCTCCTCTTCTAATTAATAATGAAAAAGTTCCTGATGAAGTATTTACTGTTGCTATTTCCCATCTAAGGTTATCAACTGTTCCATTTACTAATGCTCCTGAACCTCCTGTTACTTCAGTATGTCCTGAGTTCATTATTGCACCTTCAGATATAGTTTGTAATACAAAAGGAGCTTTTCCTGTTTTAGTTACTCCTCCAGGTTCACCTGAACCTGTGTTCATACCTCCATCTGTATCAGCTATTACTGAACTTGTTGCTGGTAGGAAGGATTGACTTACTACACGAGTAACCCATAATGAATTTCCTCCATTTGAAAAGTAATTATTTGCCGCTATAGATGTTAAGAAAGAGTAAGGACGTGAACCACTCATTTGGTAAGTTCCATAAATAGTACTAAATTGACTAAATGATGTAACTAATGTAGGTATGTTAACTGGTCCTTTAACCGTTGGTCCTAATATAGATGCACCTTCTTGGGTTGGTAAGGGTGCTATAAAAGATTGGTCATTTTCTCTTTGTAAAACGCCAGGGGATAAAATAGTTTCTGCCATCGTAATATATTATTTTTAATATTGTTTTATTATAAATATTAAAAACCTTTTCAAAAAACTATTCTGGTTTGATAAACTCGCCAGTTTCTAAATTTATAGTGCCTTCGCCATACTTTTCTTGAAGCTCTACTGCTAATTCTCGTTGAGAATCTCTATTGCTTTTAAAGTCACTTTCTATTTTTCCTTTTCTTTCTTTTAATTCAATTTCAGCAGCTACTATTGTTCCAAATTGTTCTATATTAGCAGCTAATGAATCTTGAAGATTTACTAGTTTTTCTACTTCTTTTTTAGATAACTTAATATTTTGCATATTATTTTTGTTGGTTATAAATATATATAAATTCCTTTAAAGTAATAAGTTGTTTCTTTATAGGTAAATAAGATTTTTCATTTTTTAAACATCTATTAAAACCTTTTTCATTTGTAGTTTTTATATCTATCTTTAAATTAAATACATCAGCTACTATTTCAGCTAATTCTGCTTTAGTAATACAACTACTACATAAAACATTTT